CACTCAAATGTCACGCGCAACATCCCGCGTAGGAATCCGTACCAACTGCGCGTGTTTGCACGTGCAATCCCCCAGACGTTCAAACGTTCTCTCATTTGCCCCTACAAGGCCCGGCAAGGCGTGTCTACCCGCAAGCAGGTAGTATCGTACGTCCAAGAGGGTGACAGGCCTTCCTGAGCCTTGTAGGCCCCGCTGTGTGAATACATCCCGCGTAGGGATTCTACATTCCGCGTGTACGTACGTACGTGTATCAACGCGCACCATCCTGCGTAGGTATTCGTACTGACTACGCGTGTATATATGCGCACACAAAAAGGGGGCACCAGTTGCCTGATGCCCCCACGCATTTTGACTATTGTTCCATGCCCAGCTTACTGATAATTATTCTCAACAAGCTATTGATTTCTTCAATTGTGTCCGCCATGGAATCCAGTTGAACTTCGATGTCGTCCAGACGGTCTTCTATTTCGTCAAACCTAGTCATATCTACCTCCGATAGTTGGCTTTGATGACCTCGTACGCTTGGCGTACAATAGCCTGTTGCTCTTCGGTTCTATGGTCTTGTTCCAGGATTTCGGCAACACGGATCGCCAAATCTTCTGAACAACCCCAAGTCATCAGTTGGCTTTTCATATCAGCCTCCTCTATTTACCTTTGACTCTAGTATGGCACATCCCAAGCTGGCCGTCAATAGGTATTTATACCTAATTTGGGGGTCACGCGCGCGCGCGTATATATATAAAAAATCGCGATAGTACTGCAGTTCTATAGTACAGGCGTTCGATAATACTGCAGTATCATAGTACAGGCGTTCGATAGTACTGCAGTTCCATAGTACTGCAGTATCATAGTACGGGTGTCCGATAGTACTGCAGTACTGGTGGAGTGGTACATTAGTACTGGGGCACGGGGGGGAAAGTAGTACAAATGTACTAGTCCCCCCCAACTAAGAAATTTTTGCAATAAATTCTCTCAGCGCAATTTAATGCTAGTATGACCTACGTAACGCTAATCAGAGACGAGCCATGGCATCAACAGCGTACATCAAAACACAAAACCATTACAGAGACTTGCTGGTTCCAATGGTACCTTCCAGCAGCTATACCCTGACCGCTTCGATGAGCATGTCCCTCACTCATTGGAGCGCATACGTAGGCGTTCCTTCTACAGTGGACAACAGCACCACGTACACCATTCGATTAACGGATTCGTTAAACGATTTGCCGGTAGGGTACCCGAACGGTCGGGTTTATGTCGATTACAGTTACACAACTGACGCGAGTGCGACTCAAGCAGAACTGGAAACGGGTCTGACCGCGGCGGTCAATGCTGGCTCGCATTTCCGAGCCGTTGCAGACACATCCAACCACCGGGTGTGGTTATGGGCACGATACCTGTTTCGTGAGTATTCGTTGACCAGCCCGACCAATGCCACTACCACCAATGACCTGACCATTGGTTCTGTGACCAATAACTCTACTGTGTTCCAAGCACCGTTCGGGGCCAACGAAATTTGGGTGCATTGTCCGTCTGGCAAGTTCTATATTACCCTGGATGGTTCGATTCTAGGTTCCAATAATGGATTCGTATTAGATGATGTGTTACCGTTAGTCAAAATACCTGTAGGCCCGGCCATTAACGTGGTGGCCCTTGGGGCCGCTTCCAACTACGTCACTTGGCAGTTCTTTAACAATCGTTTGTACACAGCCCGATGGGGGTGACAATGTCATGCTTTTAGAAGTTGCGGCTACGACAGTATGGGATGTAATTCGTAAGAACGCACCACTGGTAGCTGCCGTGTTCACAATTTTATCGGCTGTAGTCGGTTCGGCCATCCGAATCGAACACCGGTTGACGGTGTTAGAACAACAGTACCATTTAATGGATTACCAGATGAGAAAAGAATGTGGGAGTAATTATGAGCAATAATGCTGCTGAACGGTTTGTCAAAATGCAAAAGGAACAGCGAATGAAGGACATCGTAAAAATTATGCAGGCTAATGACATTGGGCTGTTCGAGTTAAGTCGATTCGTTGAAAACTATAAATCTGACGCTGAGGTGTTACGTGAGACTACGAAGAAAACAAGAGAGAGAGCAGAGCTTGAACGGGCAAAAACGGAAGCAACCGCAATCAAACAGACGAAGATTGAACAGAGGCGGAGTAAGCGCTAGCTTTGGTACGGATAGACGTACTAAGAAAATGATTTATGGAGGATTGCGATAATGGCTGGCGGTGGAAAGAAGCGAGACAGAGGCGCTGAACGCAGAGCGGAGGAAGAGCGCGAATTGGCCCGTGAGCAGCAGCGTATGCTGCAACGTGCTTTAGAGGCTCAGGCTAATGAGAGCGCGCAGCTTAAACAGATTCTGGGCGAACAGTTAGAGTCCTCTAAAATGCAAATGGATGTTCTGGCTGCACAGAATCAAATGCTGGCGCAACAGGCTGATCAGTACCAAACCACAATTGAGCAGATGAATTTGCAACAGGCCAGAGCTACTGAGGAAGGCAGTTTGCTGGCTACTAAAGAGCAAATGACTGAAGAGGAACAGAAGGCTAAAGCGGCTCGTGGAATTAACATTCTGAGCGGAGCAGCGCAGAAGCGCGGTCTGTTGACTCAAGGACTCAGATTGGCACCAAAGACAATCACACAAGCTGAAAAGCGTGGCAGTCTGTTGGGTGCCCCCCTTATTCCGACTGAAGGTGAATTACGATGAGTGCATCTATCCCAATCGAAAAGATTGAGCAGGGTTATACTGGAATCTCCAAAATCAACGGGGTGAAGCTGGATAATCCTAGGGTTCCTCAGCAGCAGGTAAACCAGAAAGAAGAGGAACGTCGATTGGAGTTGTTTGCCAAGATGTATGGTGGCGACCAGTTCTACCAGAAAGAGGAGGAGCGACTGCTGGATACTCTCGAACAGTATGAAAAGCAGTACAAGTCCATGTCTGATACGATTACCAAGAGCCGCCAACACTTAGAGCAGTTGAAAGCTGACACTCAGCTAAAATTACCTACTAGGTTGTACAGACTCAATCAAATCAGAAGTTTTGTGGAAGAGGGCGTACCAAAGGGCGTTGTATCATTCGTTCCCAAAGGTGGTATGGTCTCTTTTCGCAGAGGTGACATTTACGAACGGTTGGACTCAAATGAAAATCGATAAACAGCTAAAAAGAGAACTGATTGCCTTTTCGATGATGGTTAGCGGGTTGCTGCTAACTGGTCAAATTAAAGACCTGGAAGCCCTGAAAATGGCTCTAGAAAAACTGTTGTCAATCGTTGATAAAGAACTGGAAGGAGCGAAATAAGCCATGGCAGTGTATACGTATCCCGGCTCTCAGGGCAGTGGTCAATACGCGACCATTCGTGACACCCTGCAAGCCCAATTCCAACAAGGTCAGTACCCAGACAGGTTAATCTATGAAGGGTACACGACTGACGACACGGCTACCGAACTGTTCATTGAAGGTTTATCCAACTGTCGGTTGTACTTACCGGCATTTGAACATGCCATTTTTGTCGAGTTTAACGGGATTGCCATTAACGTTACCGATTCGTCTGCCCAAACAACCATCTGGCATAATGCCCTAATTGCCTGCGAACGGACTGCTGCTGGTACGTTCCAGTTGGCAAACGGCGTTGACTTGGACGGTACCGGTTCCGTTGGCAACCCAATTGTAGTTGGTGTGGAAGCTAAGGGTGAAGGTACCGTTCGGTATGGTGCAGCCCTCACATTAGGCTTGGCCGTGCAAGGTGCCGCTACCGATGACCCGTACATCGAAGTCAAGGTGACTGGTACCGCTTCTAAGACCATCTACTATCGGATTGAGGCTCTTCCACTGTTCGTTGCGGCTCGCACTAACAGTGATTACGAGTTTACTCATTCTGCGTAGTGATTTTTAATACCCCTAAAGACCCTCCTCTTTAGGGGTATTTTTGGTTCGACCATTTTTTTTTATCCGGGGGCCCATGAGTAGGCGTACTAGAATTGATAGGGCAATCACTGAAGAGATGAAAATCAAAGCCCTTTATGACTACTGGGCGTTCATTGACCTCATCTCTTTTCACGGTGGTACAAAGAATTTTGGCAAATGTCACTATGAAGCCGTTTTGTGGAGTACCCGACTCGAAGGAAAACGCAGGAAACTACACCTATTACCTAGGGGTCACCTGAAATCGACCCTATTCTCTGTAGGAAAGACCTTATGGCGTTTGTACCAGAACCCGAACATACGCCGATTTGAGGGCACGAGTACCAGAGAGCTCAGTATGGCGTTCATCCGAGAGGTTCGAGCGTACCTGGAAGACCCGTACCTACAGGAGTTCGTGTGGAACGCACGGCCACACATATCAGGTAACCTGATTCCAACGATGGACAGGATGGGTCGTAGCCGCCGTGACTGGGAAACAGAGGCTCAAGACAAAAAGATAATCTGGCGTAGCGATGCTCTACAGGTTTTACGGGATGAGATATTAAAAGAACCGAGTGTGGTAGCCGGTTCGGTTGGCTCGATTGCGACCGGGTTCCACTTTGACGAGATTGTGTTCGACGATATTATCACCTTTGATAACTCAGACACGGTCGATAAGCGGGAACGCGTGTTTTCCTGGATTCATGACATCGAATCCGTTTTAGACCCGCCTTTTCTGGATGAGCAGTTGGCGAAAGCGCTAATGAACGTTGGCGTACCGGAAAAATACGCACTGAAGATTGCTGATACTGGTGGTGTTATTGACGTACTGGGTACGCGATATGACAAAGAGGATTATTACGGATTAATTCTCGAACAGTACGATGAATTGGGATTTGAGACTTACTCTCGCAACATTTATGTGAACGGTGAGGATGCATCTGACGGGTATTTATGGCCTAATCGGATGAATGAGGACTACGAGAAGCAGCTAAGAGCGTCCATGTCCACCAGACGGTTTGCTTCTCAGTATTTGAACAGGGTTCTTGTACGTGAAGAATTGGTTCTCAAGCCAGAAAATATCCAGTATTTTACACCGGCGCAGATACATCTGAATAACAATGGGTGCGTTGAGTACCAGCGGGTGCTGGGTGAGCCGGTGATACAGATAAGACCACATTTGGTTGTTGACCCGGCAGCATCAGTTTCAAAGAAGGCGGACTTTACAGCCATTGGGGTTGGCGGTAAAGACCAGGATGGGCGTCTGTTCCTGTTCGATTACAGGTTGGGTAGATGGCAGACATCTGATTGGATTAAATTGATGTTTGAACTGTGTGAAAAGTGGAGCCTGAACGTTGTGAATGTTGAAACGTGTGGGTTCCAGGTCTCTCTAATCAGTACCATTCGTTCGTACTTTTCGCAGTACAAACCGCTGTCCATCATACCGTACAAACCACGTATTCAGGTTGGTGGCAAAGACCTGTTGGAACGGTCTGGCAATGATAACCCATCCAGGAAAAAGGCCAGAATTGAACACAGCCTACAACCGCTGTTCGATAATGGCATGTTCTATGCCACCTGGCACTTATCAAGAGACGTAAAAGCCTTGGAACAGTTAGAATACTTCCCAAGAGAGACGGTTCACGATGACTTTCCTGACATGCTACAGATGTTAAATGAGGTTGCTAAGAAGCCTATAGGTTCCATGATGCAATTGAATCGTCCAAAGACGTACCATTTTTATAACCGTAAGTATGGGGGCTTGCGATAAATGGCAGCAAATGACCTTGTTAAAGATAGACACCTAAATCGTATTGATTTGGGCGAGGAAAAAGACCGAATTACAGAAGACCTGATTGTTGGCGCTGTGTACAACACGCTTAGTGGTTTTGCTGCCGCTCGTCAAGAAAAGGAACAGGTGTGGCTAGAAGCCTGGTCTCATTATTTTGGAACGTTCGCTGCACAGGAATACATCCGTCAGAGAGTCACCAACACCGTTGGTGACGTTCAATCTGATTGGAGGCACCACGTATCCTCCGGTAAAGGGTTTGAGATTGTTGAGACAATTACCTCTTGGTTGGTTGGTGCGTTCTTTCCAAGCGAAAACTGGTTTGACGTGGCTCCCAGAACGCCGTTGCAGACTCCAGAGTGGAAGAAATTTTTGCGTACCATGCGCCGGTACATGGCTGCAAAGCTGGATGCCTGTGACTTTAAGGCTCAGTGGACGAATTTTATCCGTCAGATGGTGCTATGCGGTACGTCCTGCATGGCACTACCATGGCGTACCGAAACGCATATAAAGACTAAGCGTGTACCTGTTCCTAACAAATCCGGCTCGTACACGTTCAGAAAGGAACACAAAGAGGAAATACACTTCGGTGGGCCTGTTCTGAAAACGTTGGACATGTTCGACGTGTACCTTGACCCAAGTGCTGAGAATACAGACAGTTCTATCATCATTAGACGATTACGCCTTACCAAAGGAGAACTGCTACAAGCCGTGGATGACGGGCTATATCCGTTGGTGAAGGCCAAAGACATTCGTGAAATGGTGGCAACAGCGGACATCTGGCATGATTACTCCAAAGACCGCAGTTCGTTCACCGGGATTGAACGCGAATGGAACCCGAATGATGTCATTGAAGTGTTCGAGTACTGGGGTGACCTGTTCGTAGAGGACACCGAGTACCGCAACGTGGTGGTTACTGTTGCAGGTGACCGTCTACTGGCGTTCGACAACAACGATTACTGGTACGGCAAACCGTTCATTGTCGGTACATACATCCCGGTAGTTGATGAGGCGTACGGGGTGGGTGCCCTGGAACCGGCATTGGCACAACTGCACGAAATTGACATTGTGGCTAACCAAAGGCTAGACAACGGTGAATTGGCCACCGATATCATGTGGGAGGTGGTCAATGATGGTACAGTTGACCTAGATTCTGTGTACACTTCTCCTGGTCGGGTCATTCCAGTTGCACAGTTTGGTAACATTCGGCCCATTCCACGGGACACCAACTTCAACTGGAGTCTGCAGGAGGAACAGATTTTGTTCCAGAAGGCAGAGCGTACCACTGGTACGACTGCGTTCATTGGAAGTGGCCAAGGGCGGAGTGGTGAGCGAGTGACCAAGGCTGAGATTGAATCCTATAAAGAAGCCGGTGGCAACCGGCTAAACCTGGTCTACAACTGGATTGAGACCACTTCATTGGTACCGTTCCTCCGTAAGTTGTACGCGTACATGCAACAGTTTGTCGTTCAACCGGACATTATCCGCGTACCGGGTGACGATTCTGGTTCGTGGGAATATCTGGAAGTTGGCCCGCTACAGTTGCAGATTGAGCTAGACATTATACCAAGGGGTGCAAGCCACATTGCTAACCGTGAGTTTGAACTGAAGAATCGTTTAGATTTTGTCGAGCTGGTCAGCAAATTACCACAGTTCCAGAAGTTGGTTAAGTGGGAAGAGTTGCTAGTTGACCTGGCTTGTCGGTTCTTGGAAGAGGAGTACGAACGGTTCGTAATAACCGGTCAAGAGAACCCAGAGACACCAGAATACATGCCACCACCACCACCCACAGCTATGAATACTACTGAACAGCAACCTCTAGGTATCCCACCAGAGTTGATGTCTCAAGCAGGAGCAATCGGTGGTGAACCGGCTCAAAAAGCAATTGCAGGTGAATTGTTAGCCAAAGGGCCAGAGGGAGCGCTTTCTGATATGTATGAAGGTTTACAGCAAGGTTAGAGGTCATCATGGCAGAAGTTAAACGAGTCGTAGAGAGTACTGGTAATGAGGTTGCAGGTGATGCCATTGAATTACTTGATGATTGGCAAGAGCCTTCTGAAGAACAGCAACAGCAGCCACAACCACAACCAGAAGAAGAAGAAGAGGACGAAGTAAAGGTATTAAGTGAGAAGTTGGGGGTTAACCTGGATGAACCAGAAGAGAAACCTTCCGAAGAGGAAAAAGAACCAGAAAAGAAACCCCCGACTTCGGCTGAATTCGACGTTCAGTTCAAAGAACGGTTCGGTGTTGAACCGACTGAAGCCCTTTATTTAGTGAATGAGCTGCTGCAGTTCAAACAAGTTGTAGACCAGATTGGAGGGATGGAAACCCTCGTAGAATTTAGGGTACGGCAACAGGAAAAAGAATTGCAGCAGTCTTGGGACGTAGATGATGCAGAGTTTACGTCCAGGATGGAGATGGTTCGAGGTTATTTTAAGGAATTGAGCCCTGCAAAACAGGCAGCACTCGATAACCCTGATGGAGCACGTCTAATATGGGCGTACCTCGAAAAATCCCTTCCTGGTGACCCAAGCAAGAACCCGGCCAGGAGCCGGAGACCGGCAGCTAAAACTGCCATTCGAGGTAAGAAACAGATTAGGTTGTCTGATTTAGCAAACATGTCCGATGAAGAATATGCATCCTTTGATTGGGATAGCGTCTCACCGGACGAGATTGAATATGACGTTAACAGACTGAGGTAACATAAAATGGCATACACTGTTAAGGCCCCTGTAGGTCAGCCGTTTGGTGTAGCCGAAACCACAGCATTCCGTCCAGAGATTTGGTCAACGGACATTATGCGGTATCGGCGTTCCAACCTGGTAGTGGCCAATTTCACAAAGAAAATTTCATTCGTTGGTAAGGCAGGAGACCGCATTCGACTGCCCCGTGTTGGTAAGCTGGGTGTACGGGCAATGGTTCCCGGTAACCCTGTTGAACTGCAATCTCGTACAGAAACCGAATGGTACATGTACATTGACCGGTACATGAACTCCTCGTTCGCTGTACAAGACATCGCACAAAAGCAAGCCAACCAAGACTTGCGTCGGATTTATACCGAAGAAGCTGGTCGCGCATTGGCTGAGGACGTTGAGAACTTTATTCTGGGTATGCGTGCTGCCGTGATTGGCTACAATAGCGGTTCCAACCATGTGACAACCAGCGGTGTACTGTCGTTCTCGCAAATCTTGGCTGCTCACTTGATTCTGGATAAGGCCCGCGTTCCACGCGAGGGCCGTGTCCTGATTATCGCTCCCTCCCAAGCAGCCTCACTGTTTGCAGCGGAGGACAAACTTATCAAGATGGATTACACGGGTGACAAGCCAATAGCTGACATCCGCAGTGGGCGTCTTGGGGAGGTGTTCGGTACACCCATTTACATTAGCAACCACATTACAGTAAACAGCACGACTGGTTATAGGAACGGGGATACCGGTGCCGGTCAGCCCACTCCTGGCATGACCAACTCGCCATACTGGCCAACCCAGTATACCGATGCTCAAGATTCTTATACTCCAGCAACCCTAACTGCAAACTACTACAGTGGTTTGCTGATACACCCTGAATGGTGTGCATTGGCCATGCAGAAGACTCCTAGTGTTGACGCGGATTGGATTGTGGACTATCAAGAGTATCACGTGGTCAATACCCAACTGTATGGTGCTAAGCTGTACAGACCTGACCATGCTGTGGTAATCTCCACCGACGACGATGGTCTGGTCTAATAAAATCCGTATTTTTACGGTTGTCAATTTATCATCGCTCTAGTACCGTGAGGATAGTTAAACCTATCCTCACTTTTACTATCATGGCCAGGAAGCGAAAGTATTCAGACGAGGAACGAATTTACCGCCACGCTGAAGCGCAGCGGGAGTATGTTCAGAAGTTTCCAGAACGGCGGCAGAAGTCGTACAGAATATCTAAATGGAAACGTTTGGGTATCGTCTGTAGTGACTGGGATAGCCTTTACGAGCATTACACCAGCACCGAAAAGTGTGAGGCTTGTGGTTCGGACCTGGATACAGGCAGTTTCAGTTCAAGGAAATGTCTCGACCATGACCACCGTACCGGCCAAGTTAGGGGTGTTATATGTGAGGAGTGCAATGCCGTCTTACGGCATTATGTGTGCACGGACAGACTGAAACTGTTAATAGAATACATGAATTTGAACGAATAGCTAAGATAATCCCCTGACGACAGGGGATTTTTTCTATGGATAAAACGCTGTTAGGGATAGCCAATAATGTTCTTTTGAACGCGGGCGACCGTACTGTTGTAACAACCAACAGTACCATCGGTACTATGGTTAAAAACTCCATACGGTCTGCCATCAATGACGTTTGTTTGCTTTCTGATTGGCCATGGATGCAGGATGACATTATCGCTGATAGTTGGGATGACCATGTAGCTACTCTTCCTGACAGCGTTAAGTCTGTTCGGTTCGTAGCCTACGACACGGGTGACGGATATGCAACCCTGTTGGCTATGCCGCAACAGGAATTTGTTCGCTACGACAACTGGGATTTTGACAATTCAACAATCTACGGCTGCGGTCAGTATTATTGCATCTTTAGCCCACAAGAAATACATCTAAACCCGTACCCATCAACGGATGAGGAGCAGTCAAAGTTTCACTTCTTTGTTACTAAATGGGCTGAAATGCCCAGCACCGACTCAACTGAGATAGTCATGCCAGACGTGTTCGTAGAACTGGTCATTGCCCGCGCCAGCTACCTGTACGGTGTCATTAGGAGCGGCGACCCGGCCCGCTTTGCACAGCACCAGAACCAGTTCGAGACACGAGCGCAGGCACTCCGAGACAGGTATCAGGGAAACCACCCAACGTCTGGTGGGTACATGTACAGAAGAGGGCGGTAACACAATATGCAAAACGAGCCTACCCCTAAAACTCAACAACGTGACGCCGATGCTAACGTACTACAAACCGCCAACTACGGCGGTCTGAACACCGTATCATCTCGTCTGAATATTCCACTCGAAGATTCGCCCTCAATGGCGAACACACGGATAACGGTTATGGGTTCGGTTGCCAAGCGTAAAGGGTCTAAGTCGCGCTATCAGGCAACTGGCAAGACCTACGCCATTGGTAGCACCCTTGTACCCCTAACACTCCGTAACGATGTGCGGTGTTTGTTATGTAAAGAGGGCAAAGACCTAACTTTCTACACCATTGAGAACGATGTACCGACGTTGTTGATGACCAAGTCGAACGTGTGGCCAACCGTGGCTGCAACAGTCCGTGCCAATTATGTGGCCACTTCTGAGGTCAATCCGCGTGTCGTTTTCGTGACAGGTGTTGCTGTACCGATTCAGGCAACTATTGTAGAGGTTTCAGGTACAGGTGGTTCTGGTAGTTGTGCCATATCGGATACCCGGTTGGAATACGCAACCACCGGTAATACGGTGGTATGGGTAGGCGGTACCCGCATTTCTGTAACGTCCATGTCTTATGCTTCTGGTACGCTGACCATCACTGACTCGGAGATTACGAGTGGCAGTGAGGTTGTTGTTCTGTTGCTGACTTGGCAGTGGTATGCAGAGGCTCTTAAACTGTGGGGATACAATTGTTATAACAAAACGTCCAAGTTCTACCTGACCTTGGACGACCAGAACGTGGCCATTAGCACTGACATCTCTCGTGACATTCAACCGTACCAATGGGGGTACTATCCCATTAAAGTGTACAAGTCAGCTACCTATGGTGACTCCTTCACGTTCAAGACGGATTTTGCACCCACCACTTACGACGAATATAACTTCAGTTCAGGAGGCGTGTACACCAAGGCGGCATCCACTGACATTGTTCAACCGGGCATATCGTACATCACGTTCGGTGCGTTAAAGACACCGACAACTACTCCACCCGACCCGGTACACTTTGTGCGCGGGTACAAACTAAATTTTAATGGCGGTGACGGTTGTACAGCTTCCAACCTGTTAGTATGTGTTGACGACACCACGTACACGCAAAATACCAACGCTTCTGCTGGTTCTGGTACACCGACATCCAGTCCAACATATTATTTGAGGGACAGTACTTATGCAGTGGTCACCGGTACGACAACATTAGG